ATCAAACGACTGGAGCTAGAGATCCAGCTGCGTGGTCAAGCTGCTGCTCAACAGCAGGCTGACCCCAAGGCATGGACCTTGAAGCAGGCTTACGACAAGAGCTGTGAGGTGCGGTGGATTGGTAGCCGCAATGAAGCCAAAGCCACAGCCACTGCCAATGAAGCACTCCAGTACTTTGGCAGTGACTGCGTCATGGACACCATCACCACATCCGATGTGGATGGGTATGTCGCCCACCTGAAGCGGCAGAAGAACGGTCCTGCCACCATCAACCGCAAGCTGGCTGCACTGTCAGCCATGTTCACTGACGCCATGGAGCGTGATGGCTGCAGCCGCAAGCCACGCATCATCCGTCAACCGGAACCCACCCACCGCATCCGCTACCTCACCATCGAAGAGGAGATGATGCTGCTGTCCCTGCTCAAGCAGTGGAACCAAGCCAGTGTCAGTGACGCAGTGGTCGTCCTCATTGACACCGGCATGAGGGTTGGTGAGCTGGCTGCCATGCAGGTCAAGGACGTGGACCTGAAGGAGAACATCATCTCCATTTGGCAAAACAAAGGTGACCTGCCCAGGTCTGTACCTATGACCGACAGGGTGCGCAGCATCATTGAACAACGGTGCGACAAGAGCCGCGGCCTGGTCTTCTATGACCTGAACCGTGAGGTGCTGCGGTACTACTGGGATCGGGCACGGTCAGCAATGGACTTGGATGATGACGACCAGTTCGTACCTCATGCCCTGCGTCACACCTATGCCACCCGGTTGGTACAGGCGGGGGTATCCCTGTTCGTGGTGCAGAAGCTGCTAGGCCACAGCACCATAAGCGTAACTGCCCGTTACAGTCACCTCAATTCTCAATCCCTACGCAGTGCAGTTGATGTCCTCCAAGGAAAAGTGGCTCCCGATCCCGACGCAGGTTGCCAGACCTAAGCCAATGAATCTCAACAGCAATGCCAGCGTCTTTGTCCTTCCTGCCCCAGTCCCCGACTCCAATCTGTTGCCGCACTGATGATGATCAATGGGCACTTGAGGCTGAGATGTTCAGCCTTGGTGCAGACCGTGAAGAACTCATGGTTAACCAGAAGATCGTTAGACGGATGGAGTCTCTGTCCAAGTACGGCACGGCATTGACCGTTCTTGGTGTGGATCAACTGGTCAAGCACATCAACTACCACGTCCGGCAGATTGAAAGTGGCAAGGCCGGTTCCCGTTACGTCTGGCTAGGTCCATTGACCCAACTGCCTGCACGCAAGGTGGCAGCTACTGCTATCCGTGTGGTGCTGGATCAGATCACACAGACCACCAAGCTGCACGCCTTAGCCATTGAGGTGGGTCACACCCTATGGATTGAGACCATGCTCAACCGTGCAACACGGTGGGAGCGCATCAACCACAAGCGTGTTCGGCCTCGTAACGACGGCAAGCGCAAGGACATCCTGCGCATGAAGAACACCAGCGTGTGGGACCCACGGGAACGACTGGCTACAGGTGTGTTCTTGGTGCAACTGGTTGCAGAACACACCGGGTTCATTGAGGTGTACATGGAGCGGCAAGGCATCAAGACCATCCGCATGGTCCGTGCCACTGAAGGCTGCATGAAGTGGATCAAGGATGTCACAGCACAACAGAAGTTGCTGTCCCCATTGGCGTTGCCCATGGTCGTGCAACCCCGCTCATGGGTTACCCCATTGGATGGTGGTTACTTCACGCAAGACATCCCCAACAACCGGTTGATGAAAGACGACGCTGAGGTCGTTGCTGAACACACCACCGGAGATGAGCCGTACATCGTTGCTGCCAACCTGCAACAGACCGTGGCGTGGAAGGTCAACAGTTGGCTGTTGGATCAGGTCCGTTACGCATGGGACCAGAGTTTGGAGATCGGCAAGCTCATGCCACGGGAGGGGTGGAAGGTACCGCCCTATCCCAAGCACTTACCTGATGACCACCCTGATGTAACCCAGTGGAAGTTCAACGCACGGCAGATCCACGACAAGAACGACAAGGCCAAACACAAGAAAATCGCAACAGCAAAACAGCTGTGGCTGGCTGATCGCTTTAGGGATGAGCCGCAGATTTACTACCCCATGCAGCTGGACTTCAGGGGTAGGTACTACTACCGCCCACCATTCCTAAATCCACAGGCCAACGACATCGGTCGTGCCTTGCTGCTGTTCGCCAACGGCACACCCATCAGCACCAGCCAAGAAGCCCAGTGGCTATGGGTGCATGGGGCCAATGCCTATGGGCACGGCAAGCTCACTTGGGAAGCACGTTTGTCATGGGCACAGCAAAACCGTGAAGCCATCTGTGCAGCAGGCACTGACCCGTGGCAACACACCAAGTTCTGGACTGCAGCTGATGACCCATGGCAGTTCCTTGCCTTCTGTCATGCCGCGGCCAAGTTCGTAAGGGAAGGACACGGCAGCATCTGCAACCTGCCCGTACAGCTGGACTGCACATGCTCTGGCATCCAGCACTATGCCGCCTTCCTGCGTAATGAAGGCATGGCCAGGCTGGTCAACCTGATGCCAAGCGACAAACCACAGGACATCTACTCAGCACTGATTGCCAGGGTGCTGGAAATCCTGCGTACTGACGACCACCCTGATGCTGCCAAGTGGCTCAGCCTGCAACCTGATCGCAGCTTGGGTAAGTCAGTGGTCATGACCCTGCCTTACTCAGCCAGCCGTCGTGCTGTGTTTGGCTTCTGCCAAGGGTGGGCACTGGATCGTGCGCTGGAGTTATACGGCCATGAGTCGTGGCCATTCCGCCGTGGTGCCATCGGCACCTGCCACTACATGGCCACCATCCTGTACCGGGAAACATCAGACCTGATCGGTCCTGCACGGGACGCAATGCAGTGGTTCAAGAAGTTGGGTCGCATTGCTGGGGACAACAACATCCCACTGCACTGGACCGCACCGTCTGGTCTGCATGTCCGTCAGAACTACGAGGACTACAAGTACACACGCATCAAGCTGCACCACCTGTCGTCCGTACCGATGGACCTACGCAGCTACCACATCCCCGATGGACTCAGTGCCATACGCATGGGCAATGGCTTGAGTCCCAACGTCATCCATTCCATGGACGCTAGTCACATGGCAATGGCCACCATCCACGCCATGAACCGTGGCGTCACCAACCTTGGAGGAATCCATGACTGCTTTGCCACGACCCCCGCCGAGATGGATCAGCTACGCAACTCAGTACGCACTACCTTTGCTGAGCTGTATTCCGATGACTGGTACACCAGGATCACGGATCAGCTCCTTGCTCAGATCCCACCGGAACTGAGACCTAACCTGCCACCCCGCCCTGGCTTGGGTGGGTTGGATGTCAACCACGTTCGCAACGCTACTTACTTCATCAGCTGACCATGAACATTATCGACAAAGTCCGCATCACCACTCCGCCCTGCCGCCTGCAGTACCCGAAGCTCATTGAACCTGACACCAAGTTCAACCCTGAAGGGGTCTTCCGTGTCACTGGTGTCCTTGATGCCGCCGATGCAGACAACATCTCCACCCAGCTGGATGAGCTGCTGGCCAAGCACAAAGAATCTTTGAAGGCCCAGGCACCCACGCAAAAGTTCAAGCTGGCTGACCTGCCCTACGCCTTTGAAGACGTAGACGGCAAGCCATCGTTCGTCATCAAGGCCAAGCAAAAGGCCAGTGGTGTGGACCGTGACGGTCGTCGTTGGACTGCAGCACCTGTCCTGTTTGACGCCAAGGGTCATGCCATTAAGGACCGTGACTCTCTCAAGAACATGTGGTCCGGCACCGTTGGTCGCATCAACTTTGATGCGTGTCCCTTCTACAACCCCGCCATTGGTGCAGGCATTACCCTGCGTTTGAAAGCTGTCCAGATCATCAGCTTGGTGGAGGGCGGCGGTAGTGCCGAGAGCTTTGGCTTCAGCGAAGAGGACGGGTACACGGCGGGTCAGTCGTCGGATGTCCCGTTCGACAGCAGCAACAGCATCGCCTTTGACGACGGGGACTTCTAAGTACCGCTCAAAGTTTGAACAGCAAGTTGCTGGCTCATTAAACAAGCGGGGCCTTTCCTTTAATTACGAAGGACAGGCCCTGCCCTACACCATCCAAGCCACCTACACCCCTGACTTCTGTCTGCCCAATGGGGTGATGGTGGAAACCAAAGGCCTCTTCCCACCAGAAGACCGGCGCAAGATGCTTGCCATCAAGGCGCAGTACCCAGAACTGGACATCCGCATCTGCTTCATGAAGGCAGACGTGAAGCTGTCCCGTAGACCCAAGGCACTGACCTATGGGGCATGGGCTACCAAGCACGGCTTTGTCTGGTGTGAGAAGCACATACCCACCACCTGGTTTGATGCCATCCAAGTTCCTGCGGCATGAGCCGTGCCCGCAGTGCAACAGCAAAGACAACGCCAGTCGTTACGACGACGGGCACCTGCACTGCTTTGGCTGCGGCTATCAAGAGCAACCACCCAAAGACCACCCACCACCACGCATGGCACCCAAGCCGCCACCTGTTACCCCACTGATTGAGTTCGTCCAAGTGCAGGCCCTACCCAAGCGGGGCCTGACAGAAGACACCTGCAAGCTGTTCAACTACAGCGTCAGCTCGCATCAAGGGCAGCGGGTGCAGGTTGCTGAGTACCGCAACCAGAAGGGTCAGGTCGTTGCACAACACGTCCGTTACCCCGACAAGAAGTTCCGTTGGCTGGGCAGCGTCAACGACCTGCAGCTATGGGGTCAGCACCTCTGGCGGCAGGGCCACGGCAGTGGCACCAATTTGTTTGTGGTGGTGACAGAAGGCGAGATCGACGCCATGTCGGTCAGCCAGGTGCAAGGCAACAAGTTCCCGGTGGTGTCCCTGCCAAACGGTGCGCAGTCAGCCAAGAAATACTTGGCTGCCAACGCCGCATGGCTCAATCAGTTCAGCCGCATCGTGCTGTGCTTTGACAACGACGAGCCTGGTCGTCAGGCAGCAGAGGAGGCATTGACCATCCTGCCGTTGGGCAAGGTGGCCATCTGCCATCTGCCCCGCAAGGACGCCAATGAAATGCTGCAAGCCGGTGAAGGCCAGCAGCTGCGGGACCTGCTGTGGAAAGCCACTCCATCCAGACCTGATGGCATCGTCAATGCCGCAGACCTATGGGATGAACTGATCCGCCCTGGTGCGACAGCAGTCAGCAACTACCCCTGGCCACAGCTAGATCGCATGACCCATGGCTTTCGCAAGGGGGAGATGACGACACTGGCTGCAGGTTCAGGCATCGGCAAGTCCCTCATCTGCAGGCACATGGCCCACCACTTCCTGCGGCAAGGGTTGAAGGTGGGGTACATCGCCTTGGAAGAATCCTTGCAACGCACCATGCAAGGCATCGTTGGGTTGGAACTGTCCAAGCCCATTCACTTAGATCAAACACTGGCTACCGAGGAGGAAGTGCGGGTTGGTTTTGACAAGGTGTTTGGCACCGGTCGCTGCCTGCTTTACGACCATTTCGGATCCATGGATCCCGACCACCTGATCAACAAGATCCGGTACCTGGCTGATGGTGAAGGGGCAGACGTCGTCTTCCTTGACCACTTGACCATTGTGATCAGCGGCTTGGCTGACCTTGATGAACGCCGGGCTATTGATGTCACCTGCACCAAGTTGCGCCAAGTGGTGGAGCAGACCGGTGTTGGCATCATCCTTGTGTCCCACCTCAAACGACCAGAAGGCCGCGGCCATGAGGAAGGGGCACAGACCTCCCTGTCGCAACTGCGTGGCAGCCATGCCATTGCACAGTTGTCCGACATGGTGATTGGTGCAGAACGCAACCAGCAGGGCGATCCTGCAGAACGCAATGAGCTGCAGCTACGGGTCCTGAAGAACCGCTTTAGCGGTACGACAGGTCTGGTTGACAAGCTCCTCTACGACCAAGACACAGGCCGTCTGGTTGTACCCATGTTTTCTTACTTCGGAACCTGACCATGGCTGTGAATCGTTTGGGCCCTGCCTGCCCCGCTTGCGGTGCCCTCGTTACTGATGTGCTGCAGACAGCACGGACCAAGGAAGGTCACTTCTTCAGACGACGGGAGTGTCCATCGTGCAAGCACCGTTTCCAAACCATCCAACCCAGGGAGCTGATCCACGACGGCACCTGTGCCAAGTGGAAAAACCGTGCTGTGTCGATTGACTGGTACAAGGTCAAGAACCTGGCCGCTTGGCTGATGCCGACCAATGAAGCGTGACGTCTTTGCCGTTCCCGGCTTGTCCGTTGAACGGCAATGGGACCGTTGGAACGGTGCCCTGTTCATTGCCTACAAGCCGTGTGTATCCAAGTGCTTCAGGACCCGCAAGGAACTGCTGAAGTTCGTGGCATGGCCTGCCAAGACGCCTACAGGTGACAAGCTGCGGGAATGGCTGGACAGCTTTGAGGATCACCAACCACCACCTGATGATCCACAACCGCAGTCGTCACTAACCGATGAACACCTGGCCACAGGCTTCGGCCCTGAGTGCCATGACATCGACAACGACAACACCCGCATGATCACTTGATGAACAACCTCATCACCCTGTCCATCTGCATCTTCAGTGCAGTTGGCATCGGGATCCTTTACATCGCAACCATTCACCCGTGACCCTGATCATCGACGCCGACTGGCTTGTCCATTCCGCCTGTGCCGCCTGTGAGGTGGACATCCGTTGGGATGAATGGATCAACACCCTGCACTTGGAGCAGGCTGATGTCAAAGATTTCATCACGATGCGGCTGAACTACTGGCGTGACCTAACCAGTGACGACGCAGTGGTCATGTGCTTTTCGGACTACCCGACTTTCAGGCATGACCTGCACCAGGACTACAAGGCCAACCGCATTGGCAAGCGCAAGCCCCTTGGGATGCGTGACATCAGGCAGTGGGTTGAACAGAACTATGAGTGCCGCACCTGTGTCGGCCTTGAGGCTGATGACGTCATGGGTCTGCTGGCTACAAACGGCAGCTACGCCAACCCCATCCTGGTCTCCATTGACAAGGACATGAGAACAGTCCCTTGTTCACTGCTGGCTAAAGATGACCTTGAGACTGTGTCGTTGCTGGATGCCAACCGTGCATGGATGAAGCAAACCCTGATGGGTGACACCGCTGATAACTACTCAGGCCTTAAAGGGTTTGGCCCTGTCACTGCAGAAAAGACACTGGGCAGTGCTGCATCCTTGCCTGAGATGTGGGACAAGGTCGTTGCTGCTTATCAGAAAGCAGGTCAAACCTTATCCGATGCTTTATTTAATGCACGCATGGCTCGCATCCTGCGTCACGGAGACTATGACTTTCACAACGGTGAGGTCCGTCTATGGGATCCCGACCGTGACCCTGCCATGAAAACCAATGGATGACTTCCTGTGGCCACCAGTTGATGAGGCACTGTTGAAGAAACTGGACGAGACCTTCCCTGAGTTGTGCCCATCAGAAGACTGGACTGACCGGCAGATCTGGATTTATGTGGGACAACGCAACGTGGTCCGCATGTTGCGCTCCGTTTATCTTGAACAACAAGACGAGGCTTGACCCATGTGTGGCGGTGGTGCCCCTTCCCCTCCTGACAACAGTGCAGCCCTGAACATGCAGCGCCAGCAAATGGAGCAGCAGCAGCGCCAGTACGAACAGCAGCTGGCTATTCAGCAGGCTCAGTACGCAGAGCAAAAGGCCATTGCCACTGCTCCGCCGCCGCCTGCTCCTAACCCTGTGGCTCAAGCTCCTACGCCTGCACTGGAAAACGCTGCGGCTTCTGCGCCTGGCGCCATTCGCATGGGCTATGGCCGCAAGAAGATGCGCACTGACATCGCTGGTGGTGGCGGCTCTGCTCTCTCCATTCCTGGTGCTTGATTAAGTGGACCTGAACCTGACCAGCAGCGTTGATCGCCAACCCAAGCCGTATGGCGGTGAGGAGGAAGGCACTGCTGCTGCCCGGTACCAGCAGCTGGTCACCACCCGTGACATCTTTCTGGAGCGGGCACGGGACTGCAGCAAGGTCACCATTCCCTCTCTGATCCCCGATCAGAATTTTGGTGACCACGGCAAACTCAAGACCCCATACCAATCCTTGGGTGCCAGAGGGGTCAACTACTTGGCCAGTAAGTTACTGATCACCCTGTTCCCACCCAACTCCGCGTTCTTCAAACTGGAGATTGACGACCTCGCCCTGCGAGTGTCGGAGGCAGGACCAGAGATCAAGACCGAACTGGACCAAGCACTGGTCAAGGTTGAACATGCAGTCATGTCGGTGCTGGAGACGGCCAATGGTCGGGCCTCCATGCATGAGGCGTTCAAGCACCTGTTGGTTGGTGGCAACGTCCTGCTGTACGTGGCGGAGGATGGCATCCGTGTCATCCACCTGAACCGTTATGTCCTGTGTCGTGACCCCATGGGTCATGTCACTGAGATCGTGGTGCAAGAGGAGGTGTACCCCGAAGCACTGCCTGAAGATTTCATGCCCAATGGGGACTACGAAGAGCATGAGTACAGCGGGCCCAGCAAGAAGACCGTCAAGCTCTACACCCACATTGAGTTTGAAGACGGCAAGTGCCACTGGTACCAAGAAGCCAAGGGCAAGGAGATCCCTGGCACCCATGGCATGTGCGACCAGTCGGTCGCTCCGTGGATCCCCCTGCGGTTTAACCGTGTCGATGACGAGGAGTATGGCCGCTCGTACATCGAGGAGTACTACGGCGACCTGCTGGCCCTTGAATCGCTGTACCAAGCCATCCTTGAGGGCAGTGCAGCCGCGGCCAAGATCCTGTTCTTGGTCAACCCCAACGGCACCACCCGCCCCCGCACCCTGCAGTCGGCACCCAATGGGGCCATCGTTCAGGGCAATGCCAATGATGTGACGGTCATCCAGAGCCAGAAGTCTCAGGACCTGTCCATTGCACAGAACACGATTGACCGGATTGAGAACCGGTTGCAGTTTGCTTTTCTGCTGAACACTGCCATCCAACGACCGGGTGAGCGGGTGACTGCAGAAGAGATTCGCTTCATGAGTCAGGAACTGGAAGCAGGCATCGGTGGCCTGTACAGCATCCTGACCCAAGAGCTACAGCTACCTTTAGTGCGTCGTCTGATGCACGTTTTGCGGAAGCAACGCAAGCTGCCACCGTTTCCTAAGTCCAGCCAAGGCGGGAAAGACCTGGTCAATCCCAAACCTGTCACTGGACTGGAAGCCATTGGCCGCGGCGATGACCGCAACAAGCTGGTGGAGTTCATCACCACCGCTCAGCAAGTCCTTGGCCCAGAGATCATGGCCAAATACATCAACGTGGACGAGGCTCTGCGTCGTCTTGCTGCCAGCAATTCCATTGACACCACCAACTTGGTGAAGTCTGAGGAGCAGCTGGCCGGTGAAGCGGCACAAGCCAAGGAACATCAGACCCAAGCCCTGCAGCAGCAAATGCTGATGGAGGGTATGAAGTCGCCAGCCCTCGCCAAGCTGGCGGATAACTACACACAACCAGGAGCCCCCTATGGCCCGCAGTACAGCGAAGACGGTGGACCCAACACTGAACTCCCCAACGCAACCTTCAACCCCGCTGCCCTCGGAGGGATCACCCAAGGTCTCACTGGCGGGGCCCCCGGCTGACGTCCCGCAGTACGGTCCCACTGAAGACATTGTCATCAGTGCAGTGCCTGAACGCCCGCAGGTCGCACCGGAACCCAAACCTGAAGTCGTCTATGGCGACGACGGATCCATCACCATCAAATGATTTCCTAACCCATGCCAGAGCCTGTCACTTTTCAAACGCCTGAAACTCCTGCTCTATCCGAAGAAAACCAGGAGATGCTGAAGGCCTTATCCGGTGAAACGGAAGGGGACCAACAGCTTCTGGCTGGTAAGTACAAGTCAGTCGAAGAGCTTGAGAAGGCATACAAAGAGCTGCAGTCCAAGCTCGGACAACGGCCACAAGAAGCGGTTGCAGCACCTGCTGATGACGACGATCAGCAAGAGGAGGAGGCAGCCGATGAAGAACCGGAACAACCGGCGGGTGATGCCAAGGAGATCTATGGCGAGTTCATAGGCTCTCGCCTTGAAGAGGCGGGCATTGACTTTGGCGACATGAACACCCGTTGGCAGCAGACGGGTGAGCTGACGTCGGATGACTACACGCAACTGGAAGAGGCCGGATTCACCAAGGACATGGTGGATGCGTACCTCTCTGGTTTGCAATACAAGGCAGCACAGGACAATGCCCTGACTGCCAAGGAGGTGTACTCCATCAAGCAGGAGTTTGGTGGTGAAAAGGCTTACGGCGAAATGCTGGAGTGGGCTGCGCAAAACCTCAGTGAAGAGGAGGTTGATGGTTTCAACCAGATCATCAACAGCGGTAACCTGTCATCCACCAGGCTGGCCATCACGGGTCTGTATAGCCGGTACTCCCGTGCTGTCGGTCGTGAACCCAAACTGATTGGTGGTCGTGCAGCCAAAGGCAGCACTGACAAGTTTGAATCGACTGCTCAGTTGGTTGAAGCCATGAAGGATCCACGGTATGCACAAGATCCGGCATACCGGAAAAAGGTTGAAGACAAGCTCAGTCGGTCCAGCATTTTCTAGATTGCTGGTCGTGGGAGAATCCCAAAGCCCCCAAGTCGGGGGCTTTTTTATTGCCTTGCCAGATACTTATAGTGCAAACACCTAGACCTTCTCACGGAAGCGACGGCCCTCTGCGGAGGACACCCCCAGTGGAAGGAGGCGAGGTCGGGGTAACAACCCAACTTCTCTAGGAGTACAGCAATGGCTGCCCCTAATTTCGACGCATCACGCCTTGGCCTGGTTAACAACGCAGGCGGAGGCAGCTGGAGTGGCGACAACGCCATGTTCCTGCAGATCTATGGCGGTGAAGTGCTGACTGCCTTCCGTAAAGCCACCGTGTTTGAGGCCCTTCATAAGGTCCGCACGATTGCCAACGGCAAGAGCGCCAGCTTCCCGATCATTGGTCTGAACTCAGCTTCTTATCACACTCCCGGCAACATGCTGATCGGGAACCAAGTGAAGCACGCTGAGGCCGTCATCAAGATCGACGACAAGCTGGTGTCGCAGGCTTTCATCGCTGACATTGATGAAGCCAAGAACCACTACGACGTCCGCTCTCAGTACACCACTGAGATGGGCAATGCTCTGGCCTACACGTTTGACAAGAACGTGGCTGCCATGATCGCCAAGGCCGCTCGTACTGCGACCCACTTCAACACCGACCTGCCCGGCGGTACCCGCATCAAGATCGTGGCTGCCTCTAAGACCGCGATCACTGGTGCCCAGCTGGCCACTGCGCTGTTCTCTGCAGCGCAGAAGATGGACGAGAACAACCTGCCCGAGAACGACCGCTACTGCGTGTTGGCTCCGGCTGAGTACTACAAGCTCGTTCAAACCACCGACGTCATCAACCGTGACTGGGGTGGTGCTGGTGCTTACGCAGACGGCACCGTGCTGAAGGTGGCTGGTATCACCATCATCAAGTCGAACCATCTGCCCACTACCAACCGGACCACGACCACCGGTGAGCAGAACGACTACACCGCCAACTTCACTGATTCCGTGGCTCTGGTCTGGAATCCGTCTGCTGTTGGCACGGTGAAGCTGATGGATCTGCGCACTGAGATGACCGGATCTGACGTCCACGCTCTGTGGCAAGGCACCTTCATGGTGGCTTCCATGGCGCTTGGTACCAACATCCTGCGTCCTGACTGCGCTGTTGAGATCTATACGGCAACCAGCTGACCGTTCAACATGGGGGGACTCAGGCCCCCCCTTTTTTCTTTTGAGGTCATGTCATGGCGCTAGCTCGCACCTCGTTTTTAGAAGCCGTCAACCGAGTGCTGCAGATGCTCGGGGAGGCTCCGGTCAATAGCCTCAATGGCCAATTTGGTTTGGCACAGCAGGCCCAGGACATGATCAACGACGTCAGCCGCAGGGTGCAGTCCGAGGGCTGGTCGTTCAACACGGATTACTACAAGCTGCTTCAACGGGACAACAGCAACCAGATCCCGGTGGGCACCACAGTCAGCAAGGTGGTGGTGGACCCGTATAACTACACGGATCTGGACGTCGTGCAGCGGGGGGACAAGCTGTATGACCGCAGGAACAACACGTATTCCTTTACCAAGGACCTGTATGCCGATGTGGTGTACCTGTTGGATTGGGAGGAGCTGCCCGAGTACGCACGGGCATACATCAGCATCAAAGCAGGGCGGCACCTGCAGGAAGCCATTGTCGGTAGCGGTGACCTGACCAGAATCAACTTGACGGCTGAGGCCGAGGCCCGTGCTGCGTTCATGGAGCAGGAGATGACGGCCAGCCCGCATAACTACCTGCGTGGCAACCCGAATCACACAGGCGCTTTGATGACCTTTATGCCGTCACAGGCCCTGCGTCGTTGAGTCATGCCACTTGTCAGCAGCTCTATCCCCAACCTGATCAATGGGGTCAGTCAGCAGCCGCCTGCCCTGCGGCTTGCATCACAGGCTGAGACGGTCGTCAACTGTATGCCTAGCCCGGTGGAAGGGCTGAAGAAGCGTCCACCCTGCTATCACATCGGCAAGCTGTTCAGCGGCAGTGCTGGCACTGGTCGTCCGTTCACGACCATCGTGGATCGGGATGGAACCATCCGTTACCTGGTGGTGATTCAAGACAACGCCATCAAGGTGTTTGGCTTGGATGGGTCGGTAAAGACTGTTGCCACACCAGACGGCACATCGTATCTGGACATCACGGGTGAACCCAGCTCCACCTTCCGTGTGGCATCGGTGGCGGACTACACCTTCATCGTCAACCGTGAGAAGACGGTGGCGATGTCGGCCAGCACATCACCGAACTGGGGCACCAAGTCCATGGTGTTTGTGAAGTCTGCTGAGTACAACAACACGTACAGCATCACAGTCAATAGCACCACGTCGTCGTACACAACGCTGCCTGCAGGCGGCAAAAGGCTGTCTGCTAGCTACAGCCAAAGTTCAACCACCGTGACTGTGACCGTGGCCGATCACGGCCTGTCTACTGGCGATGAGATCGACATCAGCTTTACCAGCGGCAATGCCGTTGCTGGCACTTACAGCATTACGGTGACTGCCACTAACACATTCACGTACACGGCGCCTAACTCCAACACGACAAGCGGCAACTGCAATGTTGTGTTTGAGCCCAACTATCAACCGTCGTCTGTTGAGATTGCAAACAAACTAGCAACCGCATTGGACGCAGCTTTGGGTTCTGGCTGGACCGTAACCAACACGGATTACATCGTCAGGATCACCAAAGACAACGGCACTGACTACACGTTGGATGCAACGGACACCGGCACAGGCGGGGCCATACAACCCATCAAAGGCACTGTTGACAGCATTTCAGACCTGCCGACCAAGGCAGAACATGGCTTCACCGTCAAGGTCCAAGGAACTGTCTCAACCCAATTTGACGACTATTACGTCAAGTTTGAAGCCAGTGCTGGCAGTGGTTTTGGCCATGGTGTGTGGCGAGAAACCGTAGCTCCCAACATCACGTATCAGTTTGATGCCACGACCATGCCGCACATTTTGGTGCGGGAAACCAACGGTACGTTTACGTTCAAAAAGTTTGATTGGTCTGCACGAGTGGCAGGTGACGCCACCACTGCACCCAACCCCAGCTTTGTTGGCAGCAAGATTCAAAACGTCAACCTGTTCCGCAACAGGTTGGTGCTGCTGGCTGATGAGAACGTGATCTTGTCAGCAGCGGATGCGTATGACCGGTTCTGGCCGGAGACGGTGCAAACCATCGTGGATTCAGATCCGATTGACCTGTCCACTGGTGGTCGGCAGATCAACTTCTTGGTGAGCAGCTTGGCCTTTGCCAGCACGCTGCTGCTATTTAGTCGTCACGGTCAGTTTCGGTTGGATGCAGGGACCAGCCTTGCTGCAGCATTGACGCCCAAGACAGCGACGGTGACACCGATCACGTCGTTTGAGATGTTGGACACGGTGGATCCAGTAGGCGTAGGTCGCACCATCTATTTCGCCATTCCCAAGGGGGATTACAGCGGGTTGCGGGAGTTTTTCTTGCCGGATGCCAGCGGTCCTGTGCCGTTGTCGGAAGAGGTGACGGCTTCAGTGCCACGGTTTGTCCCGACCAATCTCAGCAACTTGGTGGCCACGGTGTCGGAAGAGGCCATCGTTGCCATCAGCAAGGACCAACCCAAGCGGGTGTACTTGTACAAGTTCTTCTTTGAAAACGACCAGAAGCTGCAGTCGTCGTGGTCGTACTGGGAGGTGAAAGGCACCAAGACCATCGTCGGTGCCGACATGCTGGACAGTGACCTGTACTTGCTGATGGAGTACAGCGATGGGGTGTACTTGGAGCGGGTGGCCTTCCGTCCAGAGACAGTCGATAGCGGCACCAGCATTGAGGTATTGCTGGACCGCAAGGTGACAGAGGCCAGCTGCACGGTGGCATTGACCAACCCTGCTGGCCTAGACGTGCAGTCCACAATCACCCTGCCCTACCCGATCAGCGCCAGCAGCACGATGGTGGTGGTGGGTCGGTATTTCGCAGGTAACTCCTTGCAGCACGGCCAGGTGATCTACCCGATCAGCCAGACGTTGACCGGTGGTGCAGGAGGCAATGGCACGCTGGTAGTCCGCGGTGACTTGACCAGCGCCAAGTTCTATGTGGGAGAGCTGTACGACATGCTGTACGAGTTCTCCACCCCGTACCTGAAGGAACAGCCGCCAGGGGGTGGCATGGCCGTTGTAGGCGGTCCCAGGCTGCAGTTACGCAACTGGATGCTGATCTTTGACAAGACCAGTGCGTTTGAGCTGAAGGTCACCCCACGGGGTCGTGACACCTTCACCTATCCGTACAACGGCATTACGCCTGGTGACGGATACCTGATTGGTGGACTGCCCAGTGAGACCGGTAAGTTCCGTGCGCCAGTCATGGCACAAAACATTGACACCAAGGTGGAGATTGCCAGCAGCAGCCCTCTACCGTGCAGGGTGCAGTCAGCGGAGTGGGAGGGGTGGTATCAAGCCCGTGCAGGTCGGTTGTGACGGGTTACACCCGACCTTCCATGCTCAAAGACATCCCTATCGTGGCCGACACCATGCGGCCAGAGGACGTTGCAGAGATCAAGGCACAGTCCGGCAACACCCCACGACAAGCATTGCTGTATTGCTTCTTTGCCAGCAAGCCATGCATGACCATGGTCAGCCGTCACGGCAATGTCATCGGCATGTGGGGCGTGGTGCCAGAAGACGACATGTCCGGTCGTATCTGGATGCTGGGTTCACAGGCGATGCTGGATGACGGCAACGACAGACGGGTCTTCCTGCGAAAGTCCAAGGAGATCTTGGAGAGCCTTCATGGGCAGTACCCAGTACTGTTTAACCAAGTGGATGCCCGTAACAAGGTCCATGTCCGCTGGTTGCAGTGGATGGGCTTTACCTTCATCCAAGAGCATCCAAACTATGGAGCAGAAAGCCTCCCGTTTTTTGAGTTTTGCAGGATGAGCCATGTGTGATCCGACAGGTGGATTTCTGATAGCAGGAGCTGCTTTGAGCGGAGCCCTTGGCATTGCTGGCTCTGTGGCGTCGTACCAGCAAGCCCAACAGAACACTGCTTATCAGAACGCAGTAGCACAACAAAACTTTCAGTATCAACAGATGACGGCTTCTGCTGCTCAAGGGTTTGAGCAGATCAAGAAGCAACAGCAAGACCTAGTGATGCAGCAAAACAGAGCTTTTGCTGATCAGGCGTATCAAGACGAGATCTCACAGCTCAACCTGCGGTTACAACAAGAGCAAACAGCTGCATCACAGAAGCAACAAGAGGCAGCCAAGGCAGGTCTGCAAGCCAGGGGTGAGGTCGTAGCCAGTGGTCGGGTGGGTAACACCATCGACAACCTGATTGCTGACTACTACCGACAGCAAGCGGCATTTGACTTTGCCACCAGTCAAAACCTTGCGTTCACTGGTCAGCAGATTCAGCAACAGAAACGTGGGGCTGCGGCCACCAGAGGCAGTCGTATTGCCAGCCAGCAACCGTACATGCCTCAGCCGGTTCTTAGCCCGGTGGAGCCGATCTATCAGGCAGCTCCTAGCGCATTGCCGTACATCATCCAAGGTGCTGGTGCTGCGGTGGAATCCGTCAGCAAAGGCATCTATTACAAGAACATGAAGCCGTAGTACCCATGGCACGCATCTCCACCGGTCAGAACGTCGGTACTACCGACCGCGGGACATCGCAACGGCTCGTGGGTGGCGCACCCATGGAGGCAACCCAAGGCGCCTTAGCGCAACGGGACATCAATGCCCCTGCCCTGCAACCAACAGCAGCACCGGTCAACACATTTCAGCAGACCGGGGCACCGACGCTGGGTGGACCCATCCGGTTGTTTGCACCACCAGAACTGCCGCAACCTAACCAAGACTTGGCGGCTTTGGCCAAGTCCTTGGGCAGCTTTAGCAGCACGCTGGAGCAGGTTGGCAAAACAGCTTTGGAGGTTCAAAAAGCCCAAAGCGAACAAGCCAAAAAGCAAGGCCAAGCCATTGCCATTCAGTTGGCTGCCAAGTATCCGGGCCAGCAATTTGCTGAAGTGCGGGATGCGATTGCTAAAAAAGCGCAGGCTGGTGACGCCACAGCACAAGCGGACTACCAGCTGCTGCAGTCCAAGAACCCATTAGTAACACGTTACGCCCAAAGCTATCTGGAAGAACAGGTTGCATTGAATGATCTGACGACAGCACCCGGTCGTTGGCGATCAATGCAAGAGATCCCTGGCGTTGCCACGGATGCCAATGGGAATCCAACTGCATTGCCCAAAGAAATACTGCAGCCAGGCGACCCACGGTTGCAGCAGGCAATGATGAAACTTGTGCGCTTGCCGTCTGATCCTGAAGCCGCGGCAAGGGTACTGCCCCAAATAAATGCTTTGTATCGAGAGCTGACTACACAGCAGACGAATGAAAATGCTGATTGGAAGAAGCGGTACTTTATTTCCGTTGTTGGTGACTACACAGCCAGCGTAGTCAACTCTTCTACGCCTGATGCTGAAGCGGCTGCACGCATTAGTGGCATGTTGCTGGATGCACGCCGGGTGCTTGGCCCCAAGGAGTACGGGGATGTAGTGCAAGCCGTTAACAGTCGTCTTGAAAGCGGTGCCCAATCTGCGTCGTATCAAACAGATGGCAGCATCAATACTGAAAAAGGTAGTGCGGCTGTAAGCAGGGCAATCCGGCTGCAAGAAATGATTGTTGCTGGCGCCAATGGCGAAACCCTCCTCAACCGCTTGGGTTCTCAAGGTGGCTTGACTGGCCAACTCAATCTGCTGAAAAGCGGACTTGAAGGCATTAAGTCCGCCAAAGGCTTGACCGATGACTTTTCCCGGTTCCGCGGCGAAAAGCTCGGACCTCAGATCTCAGCCAAGTTTGACATTCTCAACCCTGAGCTGGTTGGCCCAGCGCGGGAAAGGAATGTAGCTGCAGCAAGGCTTGAAGTTACTCGCATTGCGGATCCAGTGGCAAGACAGGAAGCCAGCAACCAACTGGAGCGAGATATTTCGGCCATGCAGAAAGGCGTGGTCGAGTACCGCGAAAGCGTGTTGCAACGGCAGGTCTATGCGTTGATGCAATCTGCCCTCGATCCTCAAAAGAAACTGGATCAGCTGTATCAACTGGCCCAAAGCGGAGAAGTGGATCCCGCTTTTATCAATGCCCAGATTGACAGGGCTGAACGCGAACGCGCTCAACTAAACCGTCCCAGCCAAAACGCGATTGATAACAGGCTTAAAGACATCATGAAACAAGAAACGGATTTCCTTGGTCAAGCCGGACCCGTAACTGGGCAGGGAATTAGCCAAGAAGAATCCAGTAAGTTAAACAACAAAAAAGCAAACATTCAATTCAACCTAAACGAAATACGCCGCCAAGGTTATGCCGCAGGCAAAAGCAACGAACAGATCACCAAAGAACAGAATCAGTATTTAGACAGTGTTGTGCAAGAGTTTGAAACAAGACGAAAAAGAGCGGCTCCCTTGCAAGTGCGCCCAGCCATTCCCAACCCTGAACAATACTACAACGAACGTGGCGGCTTTTTGGGAATGGGTCGCAATGGTCGTTCGCGTATTGCCGGTCAACTCAACAAAGCTGTTGATAATGGCATTGTGATGCCAAAAAACAAATACGATGAGGCTCTGGAGGCGTGGGTCACAAAGAACACGTTGCCGCCGTGGGCACGTCAGATCATCCGTGATGCGGGGTATGGCCAAAAGGCTGATGAGTTTTTCCGTAAGCAGTGGAACAACTTGAACCCAGGTGCTCCGTTCCCGGCTGAGTACGAGCCACGCATGGATGCGCTGAAGGGTGTCAAAGTCAGCTACACGCCTCCGGCTGGTGGCACTGGTGGGCTTGCCATGATCAACCCCACTGCAGCGACTACGACGCGACTGGCGTCGTTTGCTTCAAACATGCTGAACACTGTGTTCACGCCACCTGCGGCAGCAGGAACGCTTGATGCGCAAGTGGCCAATCTTTCTGGCAAAGGGTTTAACGGATTGCTGGCAACCATCCGCAGTGGCGAAGGTGGCTGGACCTCTGTCAACCGCGGACGGACAGGCGACTCTGGTCCTATGCGGAACCTGACCAGCCAGTCGATTGGCGCCATTGAAAACATGCAAAACCGCGGGCGTGTATTTGCGGTAGGCGCTTATCAGTTCACTCCCGGAGTACTTGCCAGGGCCCGTCGTGAAGCTGGGCTATCTCCCAATGCGCCATTTACCCCTGAGAACCAAAACAAGATGGCCATGGCATTGATCTTGGGTTCTAAGCGTCCTGCGTTGGCCTCTTACATCAGAGGACAGAACAACAACTTGCGGGCAGCCCATGAAGACATTGCACTTGAGTGGGCAGCGTTACAAGGACCTAACGGCAGAGGGATGTACGACAACGACAAGGCAGGCAACATGGCAAGTATCCCGGCAGCAAGGGTTCGCGCAGCCCTACAAGAAGCTCGTCGGGCTTACCTCGCTAATCGCCGGAGCTGATCCATGCCCTATCAGATCGTCACTGACCCCAAGACCGGCAAGCTGACGACGGTTGTCACAGGGAAGGTCTATGAGCCAAAGGAAGGGGAAACGCCTTCCTTTCCGGTTATGCCGACCCCAATGGATCTGTATGAAGCAACGCGCAGCTTCTTTCCACAGGGCATGTTGGAATCTGGCGTCAAGGCAGCAGGCCAAGCCGCCGGAGCAGGTGTTGCTGAGTTTCAACGCAGTGGCGATCTAGGCAAAGCCGTACAAGCCGGTGGCTCTGCATTTGGTCAAGCGATGGAGAAACCCTCCATGCTGGCCCCACGGTTGGGATACAACGCTGCACGCGACCTGACCCAAAGCGTTTTGGGCAACCTGCCTGCAGCTGGCAGTCGTAAGCCGGGGCAGGCGGATTCGCCAATTCTTGGTGTTATCCCCCCTCTGCCAAGGGTCAAGAGCAGCGGGCCTGTTGAAGACGTTGCGACAGGGTTTTTGCAGGGGGCTATGGCATGGATCCCTGTGGCCCGTGGGGTTAGTGCAGTGGCTCGTGGCGCAGCAACTTTGCCTGGTGTAGCTGGCATTGCTCAGGGCACACGCACTGCTGCTGCTTTTGTCGAAGGGGCAGGGCCAGTAGTGCCTTTACTGCCCAAAGCGCCAACGGTCGGCAAGATCGCTGTCAAAGCTGCCAAAGCCGCTGCAGCAGGTGCGCCAACTGGTGCAATCGTTGACGTTGCAGCGTTCACGCCTGGCCAGCAGACCGCAGTAGGTCAAGTGCTGGATTGGGTTGAGAAGCAATCAGGCACACCGCTTCATGGTCCGTTGTTTGATTTTGTCAGGACCAAGCCTGGCGACACAGAAGCCGACGCACGATGGAAAGAAGGCGTTGGTGGCCTCATGGTCATTGGCCCTGTTGTTGGCAATGCCATTGAAGCTGTTGGTTATTTGGCGCGTGCCACCTTGAATCGTGCAGCAGTCGGCACCAAGGCTGCCCCTGTTGCTGCTGAGCCGACATCAGCTGACATCACGGTGATGCGGCAAGCCAATGTTGACGTTGCAACAGAACGGCAACGGGCTGCTCAAGCCAACATTGATGCGTTTGATCCAAAGCCTGATCCTGCTGACAAGAAAGCCACGCGGTCATGGACCCGTCGATACAAGGCTCTGACCCAAGAGCTAAATGCTGCCAACGCTGAACTGATCAAGGCGCAAGCGTTGCAACAGCAGCCACCAGCAGCTGCACCTGTTGCTGCAGTGAAGTCAGATGAAGTGGCAGCAGCAGACCAAGCATTGGAGGAGGCATACGCCAAGGTTGAAGCAGCTGTGCGTGAGATGGCACAGCCTCCGGCAGCAGCAGCTGCTCCTGCACCTGTTGCCCCTGCTGTTGCTCCGCAAGCGGCACCGACTGCAGCTGCCCCCACTCCTGAACCTGCTGCTGCACCTGCTGCCAAGGCCAAACTGCCTGACACCCGCGGCCAAGGTCAGTTCTTCCATGGCACCGCTCAAGAAATTAAGCAGTTGGATGAGGGGTACTACGAAAACGCCAACATCTATGGCCAAGGTTTTTATGTCACTGATGACCTGAAGACTGCTGGGTCGTACACCAAGAAAAACGTCAAGGCAGTTGCCAAAGAAGGCGGCACCCCATCGCAGATCATCTATCGAGTTGATGAAACGCAGCCAGTCAGGTTCTACGACCTTGACGCACCGGTAGCCCCAAACATCAGACAGGAACTGGAGCGAAGCACTAACTACTCGGAGTCCGTTGCACGGGCCTTGGATGAGTTGGATGCCGACCCAGAGATGAGTTTGGCCAAGGTGATGGATGAGATCCGGGCCAACAGCAAAGCTGCAGGAGAAAGCCGCGACACGATTCAAGAAGTCTTTGACGGTATCCGTGAAACCTTGCAAGCCGAGGGTTATGGCGGTTTTACGCATGTCGGTGGTCGCTTGACCAAAGGAGGGCGTGAACACCAAGTCAGGATTTATTGGGATGCGCCCAACCAGATTGGCCTGCAGAAGGTTGAACCTGGCGCACCTACCGCTGCCCCTGAAGCACCTGCTGCTGCTGCTGGCCCCAGTCCAGAAGAAATCCGCCAGTTGGATGAAAGCCTTGCCATGGGCATGGCCAACAAATCTTCCGAGGAGCGGGCAGCCATCAGGGATCAGATGCTGGCCCAGAAATACGGCACTGGCTCACCTGTTGAGCCACCAGTTGGTGGCACCCCTCCCCCGCCTGAACCGCCTCGTCCCCCTGAGATGTTTGGCGGCCCTGAAGATCCTGAATGGGCGCAACGCTGGGCGCAGCTCACTGAAGCTAACCAAGAAAAGCTGCTGGCTGGTGAGGTCACGCTGGAAGACCTGCACAAGCTGAACACTTACCAAAAACTGCAAAGCGCCAGTGGTAATCAGGTCTACACCGCTGACACAGAAGACTTGGCAGCAGGCATGGCTGCCATGGCTCAAACCACACCGGACATTGCCGCCCGGACAGGTTTTGAGTCCATGAACCCGGAGCAACGGTCTGCGTTCAACCAGCAATGGTTCAATCGCCATGGCATGGATTGGGACAAGAACTACGACGAGAGCCTGCGTGGTCTTGATGAAGGGATGCGCAACTACGAAATGGGCGCTCTCAACCGTGCCATGTCCATGGCTGACAAGAAAATGGTTGAAGCCCAGTTTGCAGGTGCCCGCTGGCTAAACAGTGTTGCTGAACCAAGCGTCAATGCGTCAGAACAGCTGGCACAACTGGTTACTGCTGCCAGTTCTGCCCAGCGGATGCTTACTGTCATTGACCGCATTAGACGGCGTTGGGGACAACTTGGCCAAGAGATGCAGATGCGCCGCGACTACGACATCCCAGAGCAAGGTTCTGGTCAAGGCGTCATAGAAACAGCTATTCGCCAAGAGCTGGAAACCATGCCGGATGCCTTTGATGGCTTGACCGGCAAGTTGGATCCAGAGCTGACTGCAGCAGCACAGGGCGGTGAGATCACACCCAACGCTGAGGCCGCGGCTGATGCATTGGCTCAAACCATGATGAGCATTGGCGCTGAACCCAAAGCACGTCTCAAGGTTTGGGGCGGAATCTTTGATTCCACCAAGCCGCTAGGAGCCAATGGCATCTTGATGCTGCGCAACAACAATCTGATCAGTGCTGGTGAAACAGCAGCAACCAACCTTGGTAATGGCTTGTTCAACCTTGCTCGATTGACGACTTCTCAGGTAATAGGTGAAGCCTTGTTTTTGGATTTTGACCGGGCAATTTATGCCGCTCAGATGTGGGGCACTCAATTCAGCCAGATCGGCAATGCCTTGCGGTTGGCGGGTCATGCCGTGAAAACCGGACAGTCGTTGTTCAATTTGGAAGGCAGCACGATTGATGTGTTTGCCCGCATGGCCAAGCAAGACGCTGCTAGCGATCAGATGATGACTGATCCCAAAGCCATGACTGGTTGGTCGATCAATACTTGGAACATGAGCAATGAGTTTGCTCAGACCAAGCAAGGACAGCTGGTCAACAAGCTGTGGCAAGTGCTTGGCACTGGCGCCAGTCGTCTTGCTTTGGGCTTGGATACCTTCAACAGCACCCTGTCTGGCTATTCCTACGAGCGATTCCGCCACATGCCACGCGGCATGGAGCTAGCCGTAGAGCGTGGTATGCCCAAGTTCAGCTCTGAGGCTTGGGCTTATGCCAATAGGTATTCCGAAGCTCGCACACAGCAAGCCATCTCCGACGTCGTGATTGATGGCAAAACATTGGCTGATGCAGCCATAGAAAGCCCACACGCCCAAAAGTTTATGGATGCCGTCAACTTCACTGACGACATCTATGCACAGATGGAAACCCGAACCCCTGATGAGGGTTATCGAATTGGCAAAGCTCAAGGCTTGAAGGGCGAAGAGCTGGATGCCTTTGCCCGTAAGTACGTGGATGAAGGGCTTTGGTATCACCAGATTGGTGAATGGTTTGTCACGCCAAATAAAGGTTTTGGCTCAGGCATTGCTGGTCGCATTGGTTCAGTACCAGGCTTGGCATTGGAAGGCCTGTCCAGTATTCCCGTACTTGGGCCAGTTGTTCGTTTTGTTCAGCCGTTCCAGCGTGTGCCGTCCAACATCATCAAGTCGGTTATGCGCAGTACGCCAACAGCCGTCTTTGTTGATACATGGTGGCGTGATGTGATGAGCAATGACGTTGGCACTCGCAGACGGGCTATTGGCGAGATGGCACTTGGGTCAGCTGCATTGACCATGCTGACGCTGTCTACCACCATGGGTTACATACGGTTTAACGGCGGTGGGCCTGTTGATCCTCGTGCCAGGGAAAAATGGCTGATGGAGCGGGAGATGCCGTACTCCGTTCAGTTCTGGGATGCAGAGAACGGTCGGTGGGACAAGCCTCTTTCCATGCGAGCCATGGAACCGTTTGCCACTTTGTTTGGTGCGATTGGCGATTACGCCGATCATGCAGCAAGCCTGCCAACAGAAACTAGGAACCGCCTTGGTGGTGCATTGTTGATGAGTCTTGTACGGATGCAGACTTCTGGCATCTTGAGCAAGACCTATTTCCAAGGCATCACAGAGCTGTACGAAGCAGCCTTTGATCCCAGCAAGGTCTTTACTGGTCCGGCTAAACGCGACCCTGCTGCACGCTTTTTACAACGTGCCATTGCCAGCATGGTGCCGTACAGCTCTGCGTTGAGGTCTGCACGCCGTAAGGTCGATCCCTATGCCCGCATAGTGGAACCAAGCGAGGAAGGCGGCTGGATGGGCTTTTGGCAGGAAACTTGGGATGAGATCCGCAATGCCACTCCCGGCATGTCGCAAGATCTTCCGGCGCGTCGTGATTGGACCTTGCCTGGTGCGCCACCCATTGTGTTGCCACAGCTTGCAGGCAGTGACTTGATTCCAGAGGATGCGCCATTTCTGCAGGCGCTGTGGCAGTACACACCAATGGCTGCAGCCCCCATGGGCCGAGTCATTACCGATCCAGTGCAACAGGAAATGTTTAACCTGCATGGCAAGGGATCAATCTTCAGCGGCCCGCGGGCCAGTGATTTTGGCCCAGAAATGCGGTTGACGCCAACTGAGCTGGCGACGTACCAAGAGCTGTTTGCCTCTGTACGCAACGAGCAAGGCCTGACTTGGCACGACAGTGTCAGCAAGCTGATTCAAGATCCGACCTATGTGGCCCTGCCTGACCAGCCACGTTCCACACAGGAGGTGAGTTACAAGGCCGCGGCGATACAGGCAAAGATCATGGAGTTCAAGAAACTGGCCAAGGAACAGTTCAAGGCGACCACGACCAAGGGCCAAGAGATTGAGCGCAATGAGTTGAGGCTGCAAGGACAACGGGGTGAAATGAATTACTACCAGCGGTACGGTGTGCCTGGTGCTTCCCGTATTACTGATCCCCGCGCCTTTATCCAGAGGATGAATCGCTAATGGCCTACAGCTACACCACCTACACCGGCAACGGGTCCACCACCCAGTTCACGGTGCCCTTTGGCTACATCCGCAAAGAACACGTCTTTGTTGAGGTCAACGACGTCAACACCAGCTTTACCTGGGTCAATGCCACGACGGTGAGCGTCAGCCCGGCCCCGGCCAATGGCGCTGAAGTGGTCGTCAAGCGTGTGACACCGATCTCCAGTCGGCTGGTGGACTACACCGATGGCTCCACCTTGGTGGCAGCAGATCTGGACACCGACAGCCTGCAGCACTTGTACACCGAGCAAGAACTGACCGACAGCATTGGTCCGTTGTCCAACTTGCGTGCTTTGTATTACGGGGCGTACAGCACAGATCCAGGCGTTGATCCATTTGGCCAGGCTTTGGATCAGGGCGACTTGTACTACAACACGCAAACCAAAGTCATTCGAGTGTGGAATGGCACCAACTGGAATGACGCGAACGTTGCCACGTTGTATGTCAGATGGAAAAAGACAGCAGTTGGAGGAGAAACAACGTTAAGTGCTGGCGACGATACGTCTCAAGTACTGACCTACACCCCTGGTTATGAGCAGGTGTATCTCAATGGTGCGTTGCTGACCCGTGGCGTTGATTACACGGCAACTAACGGCAGCAGCATTACTGGCTTGGTTGCTTTGACTGCTGGCGACATTGTTGAAGTTCTTGGTCTTAACAATGTCACGGTAGGCAGTGTTTCCAACGGATCCATTCTTACGGCCAATCTTGCAGATGGCGCTGTTACCAACGCAAAGGTCAATGTTAGTGCAGCCATTGCGGCCAGTAAGCTGTCATTTACTCAAGCAGGCACTGGTGCTGTTGCACGGACTATTGACAGCAAGCTCAAGGACTTCGTTTCCGTCAAAGATTTTGGTGCCGTTGGCGATGGGACAACCAATGACGCTGCTGCCATTCAAACAGCAATTAACTATTCAATCGCAAATGGCAAAGCCCTTTATATGCCAGAGGGCACGTATTTGATTAGCGGTGGCGACGCTGGGCTGACCTACAGTCGAATTGAGCCAACGATCACGAACAACAGCAGCATCTTTATCTACGGAGCTGGCCCAGGCAAAACAATTATCAAAGAGCGCAGCGGAAGTACGCTTCAGTACGGCAAATTTCACAAAATGCTGTATTTCAATGTGCCCGCATCTACAACTGTCAACAGCCTTATTGTCAAAGATATAACCTTTGACAAGAACGGTGCATCAAACGGAGCAGAGCCTAGTGCCTATGCCTGGGAACAGGCTCACATGCTTGATGTTGCCGTGAATGCGACGGGCCAAATTCGATACCTACTGTTTGACAACATTGAGTTGCTTGACAAGGTTGCTGGTGGCATCGTATTGGCTGCTGGTCCAATTGGAACCGCAATCATTCGCAACTGCCATGGACGCAATTTTTCCAATCTGTTCTCGCAGCGTGGAGACTTTGAGTTCCAAGCAAGCGTAGAAAATCTGGCTATTATAAATTGCAGTGGTCCTTACGCTCAATCTGAGCCAACCGTACTGCCTCCTGCTGGAGTGAACCCAATCGCTGTTATCCGCGATTGCATCATTAACAGCCTTCAGTTTACTGGTTACGGAGACTCAGCCGCTGCCGTTATTAGGCAAACAATTATCATTGATAACTGTTTTGCTAGCGAAAAGTTGACGATGCGAAATGGAAAATTACTTGCAAGAAACTCAAAGTTTGTCGTATCAAGCGACAATAGTGGGTATTGGGCAAGGCTTGCGCCCGGATCTTTAGTGGATAGTTGCACCATTATCAACAAATACGACGCCGGGACAGATTCAATTGGTTCCTTTTACCCAAGATCCGAAACGACTTTTGGCGGCTTTTACTTGGACATTCGCAACTGTCAGTTTATTCCAGGAGAAGGCGCATCTGGAACCACCACTGGTTCGGCTGTTGCAAACGGTGCTGCTTACGACGGAACGCAACCATACCTTGTTCGTTTTTACGACTGCACATTTAGCCCGTTGTATCAACAGACTATTAACGCCTATAGAAACGGAATCTATGAAATGATCAGATGCAAAATGGCTGGATGGGGCGATCAAGCCATTTCAACAGGCGGGGAAACTACCCGCTATGGAAAAATCACGATTGACTCCTGTAACTTTTCTGCCGTTACTGCAACACGCAAAATTTACGTCACTAACGCCAACACCCTATGGGAATTGAGGTGGCACGGTTCGCACAAGTATTCGGAGTTTTCTATCGCATGGAGTTCAGCTACCAACATTGACCTGTACGTCAAGCACGATGGAATGTTTGTGGCTGACACGGCTCCAACAGCAGGAGCTGTCAAGGGAATGGTGGTGCGAGTCTCTAGCCCAACAGCTGGCACCGGCCATCAGTACATAGCCACCACCAATTCCACGACGGCTTCGATTTGGAGACCCAATCAACAGTTTGGTGTCAGCCGAAACACGACGGCTAACAGGCCAACGCTGACCGCGAGCGACGTGGGCATCCTGTATTTAGATAACACCTTGGACGCCGATGGCAAACCCATTTGGTGGAACGGCACTGCTTGGGTGGACGCCACCGGGGCTACGGTCTAGGTTCCAACCACGCACTGCACCTTTGCTTTTTTTGACATGGCCCTCACCAAGACAATTTCAGTTGACGTAGAGCTATCCGGCGTTACCCCTTGGGGTGAGCTGGTTCAAGGACAGGCCTTGGCTGCAACGCTTTGTGATGCGTACATCAAAGTGGAACAGGTCTTTGGCTCAAAAAATGCAGTCGTTGCAGACGTGCTGTTTTCTGGAGAGGAGAGCGAGTTCCGCCGCCGCTACGAGTTCACTCCCGACATGGAAGGGGGGAACTTTATCAAGCAGGCCTACGAGCACCTGAAGACTCTTTCTGAGTTTGAAGGCGCCAAAGACTGCTAATCCATCTACCCCCATGGAGTCGTGACTAAACCCAGAGACCTAGCCAACAGCGTCAACGCAAGCAGTATCCCCACTGCTCGCCTTCAAGACGACGCAGTCACCAATGCCAAGCTGGCATTTGACGGAGGCCCTTTGAGCGGTTTCCGCAACCTACTGATCAACGGCAACCCCATCGTCAACCAGCGTGAATACGTCAGTGGTACCAATACCAGCGGTGCCAATGAGTACACCTTGGACCGGTGGCGGGTGGTGACCAGTGGTCAGAACATCACGTTCAGCACCACAGCTGGCATCTGCACGGTCACTGCTCCTGCCGGTGGTGTGGAGCAAGTGGTAGAAGGTGCTTCCATCCTTGGCGGGTCTTATGTGCTGAGCTGGACCGGAACTGCCACAGCCACGATTGGTGGCAATGCAGTGACCAACGGCGGCACTGTGAGCCTGACTGGCGGCAGCAATGCCACGGTGCGGTTCACGGGTGGTACGTTCAGCAAGGCTCAGCTGGAGCCTGGCACTGTGGCCACAGCGTTTGAGCATCGACCCCTGCAGGTGGAGCTGGCGCTGTGTCAGCGGTACTACTGGCAAAGCGCCACCAGCACCAACCACTTTGGTTTGCAGGGGTACAACACGGCTGGCAACAACATCTCCCAAACGGTGTTGTTCCCAGTTGAAATGAGGGTTGCACCGACCGTGACCTTTGGCGCTCAAAGCACGACCAACACCACGGGCCTAAGTGCCAATGCCGTCTACAAAGGTGGTTACCTATTGATTGCAGCAGCCACTGCCACTGGCTTTACGGCTGCCACGCTTAACGCATCGTTCGTCAAACACGACGCTGAACTCTGATGGCAGTCAAAGCAAAGTCCGGGACTGCCAAGGTGGAGTTCAAGTCCCGCGCCAAGTTCAAGAAGACCAGCATCGGTAACTCCGTCAGAAGCAAGCCCAAGCCTGGTCGTAAGAAGAGCAGAGGCCAGGGCTAGTCGTTACGGGGTAAGGGGCTACCCTGCAAGGGAGTGAATATCCCCACTGGTCGTGTTTGAGGTCGGCGCTGTCTTGGGTGTTGCCGCTGTAGGTGCACTATGGAAGATGGCCGTCGAACACGGCTCCATGAAGGAACGGATGGATGCCATCCTGCAAGAAGTTCGTTTATTAAGGGAGGACCTACAGAAGGACATCAACCTTCTTGAAGCTGACCTGAGGGATCACGAGATCAGGATCCGCAGGTTGGAGAACAAGGACTAGTGAACCCCGTCGAACAGCCACTGGAATTAGCCCTGAAGAAAGAGGCAAGACTCCGTGAGCTGTTGGACATGCACTCCAAAGAAGAATGGGACTGTTTGCTGGATGCAGCAGCCTTGTTGAATGATGCGCTTTATACGCAGCAGGTGATGAACCGGTGGCTTGCCAAAGAAGCTGCGGATAATCTGAGAGAAGCCTGGGATGCTCAACGCAACCATGACTCAATTCGCTGACTACGTCGCCCTAGCCATTGCCCTACATGCAGCGGCAGTGATCTTTGTGAACATGACCCCAACGCCTAAGGACAACAAGGCTTTGGGTAACCTGTCCAAGCTGGTGGTCAAGATCTACCGCGTGGTGGAGATCTTGGCCGGCATTGTCAGCCGCCGTGCCAAGCAATGAAAAAAGCCAGCAAGGAAGACCTGAAGATCAAGAAGGTCATGCGGGAGTTTAAGGGCGGCAAATTGCGGTCCTCCAGTGGTCAGAAGGTGACCAACCAGAAGCAGGCGCTGGCTATTGCGCTGAGTGAAGCCCGCAGGGCCCGCTGAGGCCCTTACTTTTTCTTAGCGGTCTTGGCTGAATCCTTGAACGCCTTGGCGGTTGGTGCGCCCTTCTCGCCGGGCTTACGCATCCGTTCACCGGAGCCAGCAGCAATACGCTCCCGCTTGCGGTGGATGTTGATGTAAAGGCCTTGTTTGGGGTCAGCCATCAGTAGCCCTTCTTGCCGCCGCCTTTACCGCCCTTGCCGCCTTTTTTCATGGCTCTGAAGAATCAGTAATCCCAGCGTACCCGTGGTTTGCCAGCGCGGATACCCAGATGGACGAACCCACGGTCTGCGCCGTAGCCAACTGAGTACGGCCAGTATTGATCACAGAAGTCTTGGACCCGATGGATGCTGGCACCGTCGATGTAGAAGTCCACAGCACCTGTGTCACGACGGTCGTAGAGGTGTTCTGACTGAGATGCACCACCACAAGCCCGATTGATGGCAGGTGGCCTGTAGCCGCTTGTGATGATGACAGGCTTGCTGCCAAAAGCAGAGCGCACAGTCTCCAAAAACTGCGCCAACACCACCGCGGTGTCGCATTGGTACTGGTATTGAAAGCGCCGTTCCTCTTTATTCAGCGCAAACTCGCCATAGGTGACGTGAGGAGTGACCTTGATGGAAAACGACGACGCAGGAGTGAAGACAACAAGGGGAGTTGGCAGTGGCTCCTTGGGCTTAGGCGCTGCACGGTATAGCTCTGCAAACTCCTTGAGTTGATCTGGGGTCAGTTTTTGCTGCAGGGCGTTCCAAGCCGCCATTTGGTGCGGCAAAGCCTTGTATGCCTTAGCTGCATCAACTAGCCGGATTGTGCCCATGGGTCGGAAGGGGGTCTTTGGGAAAGATCTGGCAGTTGCTGACCTTGAACGGCAACCGCTCCCACACATCACAACTCATGGCGATCTCCCATGCCATGTCTTCCGACTCAGCCATGACGACAGTTTGAAACGAACCCTTTTCCTTGTTGCCGTCGTAGCCGACAAAGACACCAGGCAGACGGATTACCCATGCCCTGGGTCTAATGATGGGGTCGGGACGGGATCCAGCTGCCATTTGCGGGGGCCTTTGGAAGATCCGCAAGAGAAATACCAAGAAATTGAGCATCGAGTGCGCCGTGGAGATTGCCCATGAACGCTTCCAGTTCTAAATCCCACAACTCCGACTGTCGTTCCCTGATCGCACGGTCTTCATCAATGGCTAAGGATTCGTTCCAGTACTCCACAGCACCGGCCAAGGCGTCCAAACGGTCGTCGTGCTGCAGGCAGTTCTTGTCAACGGTGATGTGAGTGAGTTGGTGGAAGAGCTGGTAAGCCAGTTGCTTCTCGATTGACTCCTCTTCTCTGCCCTTGGTGTCGTTTTCAATGACGGAACGGTTGATGACCAGCCGGTGCTGGTTCATGACCGGTTCAAGAGCGTTGATGATCCGCCGTTCCTTTTGCATGTTGGAGCGCCGCGGCTCAATGGCGCAGGGGTGGTGGACCTGCAGGTAGGGCTTGAGCAGGTTTTCCAGCATCCCTTGGCCAAACTGGTCCTCCAACAGGATCAAGTTGACCTTGTTGCGCTTGGCAGCCTTGGCCATGGACTCCAACACGGTGTCGGAGTAGCCATCACGGAACGCACCGACCTCCAAGACGTAGAGGTTGCCGTTCAGTTGGGCGACAACAGCGTATGCAGTCTCGTCAGAACCCCGTCCAGAGGGGTCAATGAACATGACCACGCCTTGAAACTCAAGCCAATTGCCGTGGATGTACGCAGGACGGTGGTAAAAGTCACCGCTGAAGCCCACCGCAGGCAAGTCGGTGATGCGGTATTCGGCACCAGACGACCAGACGACTTTCTCTGGCCCGTGGTCGGATACTTCTAAGACGATCAGGTCCGACAAACGGAGCGGGAAACGCTCCAAATCGGACAGGCTGGTGTCCAGTTGGAACTGCAACGCAAATGAAGAGCGGCCATAGGAGGCTTCGCGTTCCAGCAGATCCAGTTCTGAGAAGCGAGCAGGGTCTGTTGGCTTGCCAACCAAGTCATTGGCGTCGCCTGCAATGACCGGAGCCAAGGCTTCACCGTATTTTTCAGGCTTTTCTGGGTACCTGGCAGGCCAAATGCGGGCTTCATAGCCCCGCAACCGCAGTTTGTTGTAGATGGATTCTTCAGTTTGCGGGGTGCCAAGGAACATGACTTCCCCACCAGGCTTCAGGATGGCGTTGAACTCACCGACGCAGTTCAACAGTTTCTCCCGCATACCAACGGTCCAGCTGGTATTGGGTACTTCAACGTCATCCGGCAGGATCAGGTCTGCACGGGAACCGGTGAGCTGACCAAAGACACCCACTGACTTCACCGATGGGCTCTGATCAGGGATAGCAGGCCGCACATCAAAGCGGTTTGCTGCAGATCGTTGCTCATCACGGTCTGGCTCCAAGCATTGGAGCAATGGCATCTCACGGATTAGGCGCAGACAAAACTGAGCAAAGTCATCAGCCCGCGTCTTGGAGGCTGAGACCACCATGATCTTTTTTTGTGGGTCATTGCGCAGTAGCCATAGGACATAGGCCGCGGCCATCCATGACTTGCCGACACCACGGAAGGCTTCCACGATCCGCCGCTTGGGACCGTGTTGCATGAAATGCGCAATGTCCAGCTGGATTGGGGTGGGGTCTGGCAAGCCAAGATGCCGCCACACCACCACAAGGAAAAAGCGGAAGTCCTTGTCAAATGGATCAGGAAGTGGTTGCCAGGTGGTTAAAGGCTTAGGCACTACGACGCAAACACCCGCACCGGCTGCTCAGGAGTCACCACATAACTTGCCCAACCATCCGGCAGTTCGCCGATGTAGTTGATGTGCCAACCGCTAAGCGCAACGGGTGACACTATTTCAGCGCCATCTTCATTCCATTCACCGCCAGCGGTAATGACGCCAATTACATCCAAAGCATGGTTGTGTGAAGCAAGGATTAGCCTGCCATCTTTGGCAACAAAACCAGCAACCTGCAATGCAGCCATGCCTGTGGCTTCATTGGAAAAGCGGAGATAATGAGTCATCGAGTCACCTCCCGCAATATGGCGTCAGACAATCTCACGGGCCAATAAATCAAACGCTTTATGATTCCGTTTTGGTAGTTTCCAGCTTGGTCTGCACCAATCAATATCCGATCCGGCGTTGGCATGGTGCCACTGGCGTCGGTAACGGAAACGCCACCCGCGTGAACAATAGCAAAGTCGTTAGCTGCAAATGCAGCTGCTGTTTGTGTCATTACTGAAGCAGCAATAACGCCACCATCAAGATCAACTTGAGTAACGCCACCATCAACCACAATCAGCTTTGGATCTGTAGTGCTTGAATACAACTCAATGCGTTCATTGGCAGTGTTGTCGTTTAACCCTGCAATGCCACGAGTTTCAGAAGCGGGCGTTCTGTATTCAGCGTATATAGTTCCGGAGGACTGGTTGTACCAAGAAGAGAAATTAGTACTGCCAATGCTGGCAACATCCGCGCTACGGGTAACTGCAGCTGTTGTGGTTGGGATGTAGCTAGTAGGAGTGGTTTGCTGGTTTTCCCATTGAGCGCCCCAAAGGAAGAAACCGTCAGTCCCATTAAATGTTGCCGTGGCAGTCGTGGCAAGTCTTGTGAAAGATGTTCCAGCAACAACGTAAGGAACGGTCCCTGTTGCCGTCGTGTGCGAAATCCTCCACCAGCCACTCGGATAGGCAACCGCAGATGACGATGCTACAAAGTCAGCTGTTGGCTCCAAAAATTGTCCAGTAAAAAGATCAAAACACGAAGCACGAGTAGCTGTTGACGTCGTAATGGTTATATATCGAATGCCGTTAGCCTTGGCGAAAAAAGAATAGACTCGGTTGACTGCAGATGTGCCAGCAGAATTTCTGCCAATTCTGGCGTTGACCGTGCCAGAACCTGGCGTGATCAAATTCGCTGTTGCAGTGCCATCCGGTGCAATCCCTGCAGCCGTAGTGATGGTTACATTGGCATTGGAGTTCCAGTAAGCATTGCTGAAATCCTGGCTCTGCTGAAACGAATTAGTCCTTTGTCCTTCAATTAGTAACCCAAGACTGTTGTTGGTAGTTGGGTTATGGTCAAATCTTGCTACATCAGTACTTGCTGTTTTAAGGACGCCATCTGCATCAACATAGGTGCCAGTACTGGCACGTGTAAATGTGATCAGTGACTGTCCAGTAACGACGTCGGTCAAATTTTTGTTATCAGCAAAACGCAGGTCTAGTGCGGGCGTTGCTTGAGCACGACGCCACAGGTCCCGGACGGCCCACGGTCCACTTAGTAAAACTGCACGGCGAGTGGGAAGGACCAGTGTCATCAGTTCTGCGCAATGGCCAGTTCAATAAAATGCTGCTCTCCACTGGTTGGGGTGTAGGCGCTGGTCACAGTGAGGATGCCGTAGAGCGCACTGGCCGCGGCATCGCACACAAAAGGCAAGTTGACGAAAGTGGTCAACGCATTGGTGCTATCCGATCCAGTGCCACTAGTGCCATGGCTGAAATCAATAAAGCCAATCCGATTAGCCCGGTTGGCATAAAGCAGCGTGAACTGCGCGTTGTCGTTGATTGGTGTGATGGTGCTGACCTTGTAGAGATGCAACCGGTAGGTGGCGCCTGTGGTGGTCGTGCTGTTTTTCATGTGGCGAGCTGACAGGATCAGCCCGCTACCGCCGTTGGCCCGTGCAGCACTGCTGAAGGTCAACAGGGTTGGTGCGCTAGTGCTGTTACTAACGACATCCTGAGCGGCATAGGCCGTGGTGTCCGCGGGCCTGGTAAATGACGCAGTGGTAATAACCTGAAGGCCAGCAGCTGCGATTGGGGCCGACGTGCCAGAGGAAGCACCTACGACCTGAACGGGGCCTTCATTTGGGCCAACAACGTAAGTAGGCATGGCGATCAGGCGTTAACGCAGTCAATGACAGCAAAGTTAATGGTCACGGCTTGCGACAGTGCGCCACCGGAAATGTTGGTGACACGGAAGATGGCAGAACCAGCTGCCACATCAATGCACTCAGCCACGTAGGAACCACCGGTACCACCGGTGCCCTGGTTGCAAATGACGACGTCAGTGCCGCCAATCTTGTCGTTGGTCAGGGTGAACTGAACAGAAGCTGCAGCAGCCAGTTCAGCGTTGTGCATGGTGATCACCCCAGCACGGGTGTTCAGGGTGACGCCAGTGGACTTGCTGGTGCCTTGGGTTACAGCACCGCCATAGCCTTCACCAAATCCAATCGCCGGTGCATTGGCAACAGCACGGTTGGTCGGGGTGTCGATGTAAAAGCCCTGGGGGACGGTGGTCATGATCAGATAGCCCTCCGGTTACGAGGATGCATGGTCACCACATTCTGTATGTCCGGCAAGGAAGCGACCAGATCTCCAAATGGTGTTCCTTGTACGGGTTGAGCAGAGATGGCGTTGTCCTTCAAGAACTGCCGAAGGATTCCTAGTTCTGCTGTGGTGATTGACCCATCATCCAGTTTGGCTTTGAGGTGATACGCCAGGTCGGCATGAAGAGACGACAACAGGTCTGTGGTGTCGTTGTTGGACTTGCGGGCCATGAAGGGGCCCTCCTTGGTGGTGGTGGTATGCCCCTTGAGCTTAACGACACACCCCAGTGACCACTGTTACTGGGGATCTGGGGAAAGAAGGGGGAGTCAGTCACCCACCACAGGCCCTGACTCCCAGCCCTGCAGAGGTGGGCTATGGATCACGGTAGCACCGAGCATCCACATCGCTACGACTCAGCCTCTTAGCCCGTTCACTGGGGGGCTCACCAATCACCTCCAACGCTGCTCTCTGGGCCTCTAGGTCGTCTGGGTGCGTTACCCGGTACCTCCGCTTCCAGCTGCCCTTTTCTGTCGGTACCAGGTGCAAAACCTGAATCAACCCATCGTCCAGCAACAGATCAATGGCCTTCAGCACCGTCGTCTTTCCCAGATGACACAGGTCAGCTATGGCCTTATGGCTCAGCACTGTCGTCCCACCACACTCCCCCCTCTGGTCATGCCATGCCGCTTCCCACATCACCCCATACACCAACCCACATTCACGACCTAAAGCCAAGGCCTCCCTCATCAACGGACACGCACCAACCAACAAAACAGCCATAGGGTCCCAGACAAGACCCAGATACTTTATCCATGGTTGCTACGACGTCCTCCTAGTGGAAATCCTAAGAAGAACCAAAGCTCAGCTCCCGTTCCACCATGGCTTGGTCTCCCTCCTTCCTTCCCTTCCCTCAACCCTGACCCACCTAAGACCTACTTACGACTACTAAGCAGAACCTCAGTTTTTGCCGGGAAAATCTGTGGGGCTTACGCACTATGGGTGAGCGGTCGATACCCCCCATGGGGGGCCTGCGACCGGCTGACATAGGGGGCCAGGGGGGCAGATACGCAACGGCAGCCGCAACAGTTGGCCCAGAAGCCTTGCGGCGCAATGGCTTGCAGGGGACAGCAGATCCCATGGGGACCGACAGGAGGCCAACCGTCGCCAGCCCTGCACAGTGGGCGAGCCTGGGGTTCTCCTGCTGTCTTTGTTGTGAGCCGCCCCGAGCCCTGGGCTCCCAGGTCCCGAAACAGTGCGCCACTGATGGTGGTGGTTAGAATGGGGGAGCCAGGGGGGAGACCCTCTGCATCCACCACGTACCTAGACAACATGCAGACCAACACAGCAACGGCTGGAAGGGCCGTGGCCATGGGGCGAATGCTCTATGGGCCGGTCATTGTCACCCGTTATTTGGGACCAACGAACCACAGGGGGAGTCGAGTGGTTGCGACACACAGGCGCGACCAGGAGACGACTTGGCGGGTGGTTGTGGACTGGGACTACAGCAAAGAGAGTTGGGAGAACCATCAAGCGGCGGCACTAGCCCTTGTGGATGGTTCGCCAATGAGTGACTGGGGCGGCTGTTTAGCTGCCAGGGGTCATGATTCGGACGCGTACTACTTCCTAGTGGGGCCGTCTGAGTGATGGAGCGCCAGACCTTGCCAGTGGCGGTTCTGGTGACTCTGGGGTCGGCAGCCTTATGGCTGCTAGCTCTGGGGGAGCTGGCTCGCCAGCCGGTAACCCATACCGGCACTCAGCCCATCCACCACACCGCTCAACCATGACCACCACACGCGACCTAGCAGGCGAAGCCATTGGCCAAGCCATGTGGGAGGCAGAGTGCGACCGCGACTTCCTCCGTCAAGTTTGCAAGGCATACATTGCGAGCTTGAGCCAGGAGGAGATCGAAGATTATCTCTGCATCAACGCCGACTACTGACCCACCACGGGCCCCAGCAATGGGGCCTGCCACCACACACCCACCACAAAACCATGCCGAAGCTCACCACATTGCCCACACCCGAGGTCGTCAAGCCATGGACGAAAGACCACAAACCAAGCCCGCAGCTGATGGCTGACATCAGGGCAGGCATCAGCAATCTTGACCGCTTAGGAGCCACCAGGGTGGCTGACTGGTGGTCGTATGAGCTGCACCACGTCAGCGGCTACCCAAACCTCAAGCGTTGGACGGTTGGGGCCCTTGCCCTGATTGAGCGAGACGTGATGCAGGCTGAACTGGAAGCCAGCCACTGACTAGCCATGGGGCCCGCAATGGGCCCCCTTTTTTTGCCCAGGTAGCAGCAGCGGACCCATCGCCCTTCCTTGTGTTGGTCCGGTTGTGTTGGTCCTGGTCTCAGTTGTGAATGACAGACCGTAACGATGCCACGGCCCATGTGTTGCTACCAATGGTGGTGGCAGCATGATGGGCAGGCTTCCGAAGCGGAAGCACCACACCCACCACACCATGAAGTACCTGTTCCCTGTGTTGGCCACCGGTTTTGTGTTGGCCCTCACTCCTGTTGTGTTGGCCCAAACCAGCACTGACTTCAACTGCACCACCAGTGGGTCCTTGTCGTACTGCTACGGCAGTGATGGCTCTGCTTTCTCCACCATCTACGGCAAGAACAGTGCCTACACCTACGGCAACGACAGCACTGGTCAACAGTTCCAATGCAACTCCGCTGGTGGTTACACCAGTTGCCAGTGATGGACAAACCACATGTGTTGCTCCTTAAAGCAGCAGCACGACTCCATGCTGATGGCCACAGTGCCTTGGCTCAGGACATTCATCACCTGGCCAGACGGTGGACACCACATGAATACCAAGAGACCTTCACTGATGAATCCCTCCAACAACAACACCCACTACACGACGCATGACTAACCCCTCTGAACTGGAACTGATGGAGCTGTACCGAGACTGGTGGAAAGCCAGTTATGGAGCAGCACCCAATGCCCAAGCAACAGTGGTTGCCGCGGCCTTTGCTCGCCATGTGTTGGCCACCTATAGCCAACCTGCCGAAAGCACCGGCCAACAGGGTTGTGTGTACCACCCAACCATGACCGGGGAGCAAAGAGATGACTGATGCATGGGAAGAGTTCAAGAAGATCTACGGCGACAGCAGTGAGACCAGCAGTGTCATGGCTGCTTGTGTCATGGACCTAGAAGCCAGGGTCAAGTGGCTTGAACAGCTGGTGTTGCTGCACAAGGAGGCCAGCCATGAATGACATACAAGCCATGGCCCTTGTACGTCATGAGCTGTTGAACACCATGTACAACCGCTATCCGTTGGCGTACTCCAGACCCCAACTCCTCTCGGAACTACGTCCCGCACTGGGAGATCGGGACAAGACATGGCTTACTGATGCCATCAATGAACAGATCAAGGTCCTTCTACAGGCTGGTCTGGTTCGTCCTGCATCAGGTGGCTACACCCTTACCGACAGGGGACGTCGTGATAGGCAGCAAGCCCAGTGGTTGTTCAACAAACAGCTGAACAAAGACAAGGAGGCAGCATGACCATCAGATCCAGACTGTCGTTGTTCGATGAACGGGCTGAATCCATCACCCATGACAGGGCTGCTGACTACGGTGACCCAAAGGTCAGCTTTGATCGCATCGCCCTGATGTGGTCAGCCATCACAGGTGCAGACATCAGTGCCCAACAGGTGGCACACATGATGATCTGCCTCAAGCTCAGCCGACTGCAGCACACACCCAATCACATCGACACCTTGGTGGATGTGGTCGGTTATGCCAGGTGTGCTGTCATGTGTGGCCCTGAGTACGAGGAGCGTTCAGATGGACAACCCTTCTGATCCAACCCTCTGCACACGCCTGATGAAGGCGTACTGGCACGACAGGCAGGCACTGATTGATGGACATGAACGCATGGCAGCAGTCATGCAGACCATGGCCCAAGAGATCAGGTCCTGGGCCCCATCTAAACAGGACCGGGAGATCTGCCACCTTGCCATCACAGGTGTTGCTCAACGCCTTGAACAACTGTCCCATCACCACCACTGACCATGCCGTATGACCCCAACTGGCGCATCGAAGATGAACGCCGCATCGAATGGCTGGACAAGCTCTATCGCTTGGATGGCAGACAACACGCCAGCCACCCCATGCACAGCCTTTACACAGGCCTTGTGCAGAAGTGGGGTGCCCTGCCTTGGAAGGTCAACCAATGAACCTTATTGATTGCTTTAGTGGCATTGGCGGGTTCTCTCTTGCAGCACGTTGGGTTGGTGGCTTCACCACTGTCCAATTTGTTGAGATAGATCCGTACTGCCAGCAAGTACTACGCAAGCACTGGCCCGACGTGCCCATCCATGACGACATCGCAACCTTCTGTCCCAAACAAGGAGCAGCTGACGTTGTTGTCGGAGGATTTCCTTGCCAAGACATCAGCATTGCAGGCAAGCAAGCCGGTATCCAAGAAAGCACAAGGTCTGGTCTCTTTTACCAGCTCATGCGAGTCATTCGCTTGGTACGACCCAAGTTCATTGTCTTGGAAAACGTGGCAGCGATCCTTGGTAACGGACTGGACACCGTTCTCGGAGAGTTGGCCGCGGCAGGGTATGACTGTGAGTGGTCATGCATACCGGCTAGTGCTGTGGGAGCCTGCCATCAACGAGATCGGTGGTGGGCTGTTGCCTACCCCTTCCGCGACGGACTGGAAAGGACGCAGCGGATCCGGTCACATCAAACGGCATGGTTACAAACGAACCTCAGATGCCTTAATCCCACTTGGAAAAGCTATGCATCTCAACCCGTCCTTTGTCGAGGAGATGATGGGCTTTCCCATCGGGTGGACAGACTTAAAGCATTAGGCAATGCCGTCGTGCCACAAGTCGCAATGATTCCACTTGCACGGGTAAAGGAGCTAGCCCAATGAACCGCGGCAAGGACGTCCTGTTCGCCTTGCAGTGGAACGATGAGGACCAACCCAACCTTGGTGAAGGCATCAGCCGCACCAGTAATCAACGAGCTGTGTTGTGGGATGTGCTTGTCGTCATGAACGGCAGACCAATGACCACCACAGTCAGGGCTACCAGCAAAGCGGAAGCCATCAAGTTCTCCAAGAACCGCCACCCCAAAGCAACTTCAATCACCTCTACCGGCAGACACCAATGACCAGCCTCTACGCCAAGTCCTACGAAATGCAGGTGTGCCCTCCTGCTCAGTCCGATGCGGACTCTGAAGGCAAAGTCCTGTGGTTCCACCCCAAGTTTGGGTGGGCACAAGGCGACTACCGCTTCCCTCCTTACACCGACTGCACCCATTGGACCCACCTGCCACAACGACCTGTTGCACCTGATCCAGTTGAAGTCATCAAGGATGGATTCAAAAACTGGTTGGCTACATTCCCCACTGAGTTCCCTGCTGCAGCCTTGGCTTTGCTTGAGCTTGGATTCAAGGCAGGTGTGGGATTTGCACGGAAACCAAAGTAACTAACTGGTAATCTCCCAGTAATACAAACAAAACAAAGGAATGAATTAACAATTCATCAACATTCACCCACCACAACCATGGCAAACACCAAACGAGAAGGGATCAGACAACGTGGTGACAGTTGGTTGGTCGATGTCACCGTCAACGGCAGACGTCGTACTGCTACCTGTTCCACCTATGACGAAGCCAAGATCAAACGACTGGAGCTAGAGATCCAGCTGCGTGGTCAAGCTGCTGCTCAACAGCAGGCTGACCCCAAGGCATGGACCTTGAAGCAGGCTTACGACAAGAGCTGTGAGGTGCGGTGGATTGGTAGCC